AACCGCATTAGCTTCAGACAAATATCTTGTAAGAACTGAAGATTTAAATTGGACCGGAGAAGGACTTTTAATTCTTGAAAATGTTACGCTTAAACCATCTTCGTCAACAGCGATATATGCTAAAAACACAAAATGCTTTTGGAAAAATGTAGAGATAAACTTCAATCCGTTTTTCGTAAATTCAGGAGGTATCGTTTCAACAAAATGCACACCTAAAAATGATGTTTTTAGTATTTTCGTTGAAGGAACGGTAATTAGTCAAAACTATTTCAGAATAGAAAACTATACCTCTCAAGTACAATACGGAATATACAATTCTCAACAAGCGGGTGGACAAGGTGCAATCATCAAAACGTTGGATAATTGTTTTGTCGAGATATTCAAAGGATTTGTGTATTTTGAAACAATGACAAACGTGTTTCTAATCAGCAAAGATACGCTTATGTCGCTAAGAAGTTTTGATGGCTCAAACATTATTTCATTAGATGCCACTTATGGAGCATTTAAACTTTCAGGAAGTATACCTGGTGCACCTGTTTTTATTGATGTTAATTTATCAACAATTAATAATGTAAAAAATTGGACAACTCTTCAATATATAAGACCAACTGCTGCTAGTGCAACTATTAATGGAGCTTATTTTTCAGATAAACCAGATTTTCCAGATAATGCGCTTGCAATTGCTGGCGGATTAGTTCCAGGAAATGAATATTATGATACAACAGGACAAATTGCTACAAGAGTGGTTTAAAAAAAAACTATGGCAACAATACAGTATTTAAATAATTCAAGAACAAATAAAACAACTTTTAAATATTTATAATATGTCAATATCTTGTTTAGAAATAAATCAAACAATAAATGAATTGTTAATAGCTTTTCATGATTGTGTTAAAATAAAAAATTCAGATTTAACTAAATTAGTAGAATTAGTTGCTGCAGTAAATGAATGTGCTAATGGAGGTTTAAATTATAATACTAAAATACAAAAAGTATATACTCCAATTACAGATACTGTGATAACATATCCAATAGATTCATTTCATTCAATATCTATAATGATATTAACTGGTAATATAACTCAAGAAATAGAGTTAACAACAGTAACATTTCCAACAGGAAGTGTGTTAAATACTGAGTACACAACATTAAATCAACATGTTGTAGAATTTACAGTTAAAGCTGGTTCTACAGTAGTTGTAGAATATTTAACAGAAACAATATAATGGCGGAAATAGATAATTCTTTAGGAAGTAATACTAATACAGTTATATCTATACATAATGATTTATCTGGATTAAATGATGGAGATTACATTCATTTAACTTTATTAGAAAAAGATAAGTTAAATAATATAGAAGAAGGTGCTCAAGTAAACCCAACAAATACATCTGAATTAACAAATAATGGTTCAGACGGAACTTCAACTTATATAGAGAGCGATGAATTAGCTACTGTGGCTACAAGTAATAATTACAATGATTTAGATAACTTACCGACAATACCTAGTATTGTTGGATTAGCAACAGAAACTGATTTAAACAATCATACTAGTAACACAAGTAATCCTCATAATGTAACTAAATCACAAGTAGGATTAAGTAATGTTGATGATGTACAACAATATCCAAACAGTAATCCATCTGGATTTGAAACTCCATCTCAATTAGACACAAGAGACATAAACAATAGAGCAAGAGCAAACCATACAGGAACTCAAGCTATTTCTACAATTACGGATTTACAAACCATATTAAATAGTACAAGACAAAACTTATATCTTTCTGTTACACCAACAACACCTGTATTTGGGGTGACAACTGAAACACTTGCAACAACGATTACTGTTCCGTTAGGAAAAATGAAAACAAATAGTGTTTTAGACATATATTATAGAAGTAATAGAATTGGTACTAGTGCATCTTGGACAGTAACTGTAAAGGCTAATACTACAAACAATCCATCAACAGCAACAATTATTAGTAATTATGCAGTTCCTGGTAATTTTTCTCCTTATGCAAGTGTTTATATTAAGGGTCAATATAATGGAGTTAATATGATTTTCAACAATACAAATCCAAGTAGTGGTAATAATTTTACTAGTGGTTCAGTAGTGCCTTACACCATAGCTTGTAATAATGTTATAACACCTATTTATTTTTTCTTTTTTATAACACCAACAAATTCATCATCATCAATAACGATTGATGCGATAGAAATAACTAATTAAATGAAAACAGTAATAGACATAAACACAAATGAAACATTGTTTCATACAAATGATTATACAATTGAATTAATGGAAAATCAAGATATTGTTGATTTTAGACCAGATGAATTAACTGAAAGACCTCAATCAGAAGAAGAACTTAATAGGCTACAATATACAGAATTGAAATCTACTGATTGGAATACTTTTAATAATAAACAACAAGATTTAAAAACTTTCAATAGAACTCAAGGTATTTATTACTTTGAAGAGTTTATGGGTAATCAGGGTGGTGCACCAATGGCAGCTTATTCAAATGTTATAACATTAGTAAGTGGTAATGGTACAGCAAGAAGTGTTGGTACTACTAATAGAACCAATCAACAAGGTATTATTCAACATTCAACAGGAACTGCTGCAACAAATTTTGCTGGATATATTTATGGTTCATCATTATATATTGGTTCAGGTACAATAAGTATTGAAACTTATGTAACAATAGACACATTATCTAATGCAACTCAAAGATTTTTTACTTATTTTGGATATGCTGGTGGTAGTTCAAACTATTTAAACATACCAAGTGGTATATTCTTTTCTTATGATGAAGGTGGTGTTGTATTCTCAGGTGGTATAGCTACACCTAACTGGAAATGTTATACAAGAGTTGCATCAGGAGCAGTAACTGTTACAACTACATCAATTCCTGTTGTTGATGGTCAATGGTATAAATTAAGAATTGATATTAATGCTGCTGGAACATCAGTAACATTTTTCATAAATGATGTTTTGGTTGCAACACACACTACTAATATACCATCATCAACAACAGTAATTGCCCCTATTAGTATAATACATAAGTCTGCTGGAACAACAGCAAGAACAATGCTAACAGATTACTTTATGTATGAAGAAATCTTTACAAATCCAAGATAATGAAAGAGAAGTTTAATAATTTAGTAAGTTTATTGAAATCAATTGTTAATGATTTCAAATCATGGGAAAAAATAATTTATAATAATTGGCACAAACATATAATTATAGGATTAATTTTAGGTGTTGTTTGTTCAACAATATTAAATTTAACCTTTACAGGTGTACCTTTTATAGCAAAAGTTATTATATGTGCAGTATGTACATTTATTGTTTGTCTTGGTTTTGAATTTGTACAACAAGGTAATAGAGTAATTGATGAAAAAGAAAGATTTGAAAGTAATAAAGATTTACTTGTAGGATTTATAGCAAGTCTTATTTCAATAATAATAAACCTAATAATAATAAAATAAATAATGTTTGAACTCTTAACGAGAAACTGGGAAATAATTTTAGGAATATCTGGTGTAGTTGCTACACCTATTGCATGGGTATTCGGTGGTAGACAAAGCAAAAATATAGAAATTAAAAAAGCTTCTACAGATGCGGTTTCCTCAATGCAATCAATATATGATAGTTTCTTAGAAGATTACAGAAATAGAATGACTGAGGTAATTATAGAATTAACAACAGTTAAAGCTACAAATACAGAATTGCAAAAGCAATTTAATGAACTTCATTTACAATATGCTAAAGAGATTGAAAGATCTCAAAACTGGGAAAAATTGCATGCAGAGTTAAAACGTAGATATGATGATCTTGCTAAAGTTTATGAAGCTTTACAAAAAGATCATGATAAGTTAAAAAAAGATTTTGACGCATATAAAAAGAAATAATATGAAACTAAACGATAAATGTTATAATCTTATCAAGGAATTTGAAGGATTAGAATTAAATGCTTATCCTGATCCTGCAACTAAGAATGATCCTATTAAAAAAGGAGAACCTTGGACAATAGGTTATGGTACAACTATTTATCCTAACGGATTAAAAGTTAAAAAAGGAGATGTAATTACTGCAGCAAAAGCAACAGAATTTTTAATTTCAGATGTTACTAAATTTTCACAAAGAGTGTTATCTTTAGTGAAGAAACCATTAACAGATAATCAATTTGGAGCAATTGTATCATTTGCTTACAATTTAGGGGTAGGAAATTTATCATCTAGTACTTTGTTAAAAAAATTAAATATTAACCCAGATGATTCTTCTATAACATCAGAATTCCTTAAATGGAATAAAGCTAATGGAAGAGTACTAAATGGATTAACTAAACGAAGATCACAAGAAGCTCAACTTTATTTCTCATAATATGAATTTAATACAAATAAAAGATTTTTTATTTAAACGTTGGAAAGAAATAGTAATAATTGTTTTAACTATTAGTTGTATATTACAATGTGAATCTAATGATACTTTAGATAAAAAATTAATAAATACTGAAAAAGAAAAAGCAATACATCAAAGTAATGCTAAACATTATCTTGATTTAAATGATTCTTTAAATTTAAAAATACCAAAATATCAAGATAGTATATTTAAACTTAAAAAATTAAATGAAGAAAACGTAAAAAATATTTTAAATCTTAAAAAACAAACTAATTTAAAACTTATAAAAGTTAAAAATTATACATCAAAAGATATTAAAAAATATTTTGAAGAAAGATATAAAGTAATAGATATTCCATTAGAAACACAAGGAGTTGTTTTAAAAGATTCAATTAGTCATTTAGTTATAACTGATCTAATTAAAGGCGATAGTTCAATAGAAGAGCTTAAAATAACCAATAAGATGTTATTTAATGAAAAAGAACAATCTAAACAAAAAGATTCTATTATAATTAATCAAAATAAACAAATAATTAATTCTGATATTATTATTTCTGAAAAAGATAAAATCAACGCTTTAAGTGAAAAAGCACTTAAAGACACTAAAAATGCTTTAGAAAAACAACAAAAAAATAAAAATATCTGGAAATACATTGCAATATGTTCATCTGCAGTAGCAGGTAGTTTAATATTAATTAAATAAAAATTATGATTATAAACATATTAAAAGATACAAAGACAGATAGTGTACAGCCTAAAGTCTATGATCTAGGTCAAGTTACAACAACATTACAAGATTTACTTGATGAAAGTAATATCACTATTACTGATGAACAAACTATTATACTAAAAATTACTGATGTTGATGATAATGTAAATTATTATCTTTTACCATTACCTGATTATAAAGGTTCAAGTGTCTATGGTTTAGGTAAAAATATTCAAGATAGTGATTTAATTAATATTGGAGGAGGTAGTTCTATTCTTCCAATTAACCAAGATATAATTGATGCCTTACTTGCGGCGAATGTACCTGACGCGGGTAATCCATTCGCCACAATAGCTGACGTAGCCGCTTCAACAGATACTTTAGATGATGTAGTAGGTAGAGGAGCTTCAACAAATAAAATAATTACCATTAATAGACATGATCTTCCAGCAACAAATCTTTGGTCAATACGTAAATATGATGCAGATGAATTTTTTCTAAATAATACAGATAATACACAAGCTCCTTTATTAACAACACGTTATGGTATTGATGGATTTACAATAAATATAAATCAAGCGTTTTCGTCTGTTACTTTAAAAGGACATGCGACTGTTCCTCCTGGTGTAGGAGAAAAAGTATTACAAATGCCATTTGAAAATGGAGTATTAGCTACTCAAGAATGGGTTAAATCAAGAATAATTCCTGCAGATAATTATGCTGATGATACTGCAGCAGCATCTAATGGTAAAGCTGTAGGTGATTTATATCATACTGCGGGAGTTGTTAAAATAAGATTAACATAAGTTATAATAAAAATATCTGGAAATACATTGCGATAAGTTCATCTGCAGTAGCAGGTGGTTTAATATTAATTAAATAAAAATTATGAATATAAATATATTAAAAGATAGTGTATCGGATAGTGAACAACCTAAAGTTTATGATTTAGGTACTATTACTAGTACTTTACAAGCTTTGTTAAATGTTTCATCTATTACTATTACTGATGAACAAACTATTATATTAAAAATAACAAATTTAGATAGTAATATAAATTATTATTTATTACCTCTTAAAGATTATAAAGGAAGTACTATATATGGTTTAGGTAAAGATATTCAAGCTAGTGATTTAATTAGTATTGGTGGTTCAACGTCAGTAGTTCCAAACCTAACCCAAGTACTAACGCAAGGCGATATATTACCATACACCATACCAATACCTAACAACACATTCGTTACCTTTGATTTAGGGCGCGAATTAACCGAAAACTATTTCACTACTGACGATGTAGGCACGGGCGGTGTGTTCTTGGATAAGGACGTTGTATTTCCAGATAATGCTACAATTAGATTTCAAGCTGGATATGTTCAAGATAATGTAACACCCACGAATGTAACATTACTACCTTACCGATTCACTACTGACGCTTATGTGTTTTATCAAGGCGCAAGAGTAACAGATATGGTTTTACAGCCCGAAGATGTATGCACATTGAAATATGCTGGCTATAACAGCACAGATAGTATTCAGATATGGTTTTTGAGTATTGTTAATAGGGGTGTTAAATTATTTACTTGCGGCATTACTCAGACTGGTTCTTCGGCACCTATAATATCAAATGCTAGAGGTGCTCAAGGCGCAACTTTTACAAGAACTAGATTGTCGGCTGGGGATTATAGAATAACAGCATCTAAAGCTATTTGGACTGGAGCATTACCTTGTTATTTTAGCGACCAATCAGCTACAGTTTATACTATTGTAGATGTAGGTATTAACTTTATTCAATATTGGTTTTACTATTTAGAAGACGCAAGTAATTTAAGGGTTATTTCTTTAGTCTCATTAGAATCAAGCGGATTACTAGACGATGTTTTGCAGTATGGCGAACAAATTACAATTAAGTATATTAACTAAATTTAAATATTTTTTATGAACACAGTAAATTTAAAACTGTTTATTGAAGGCTACTACGCTGGAAACGAAACAATGACTTCGGTCAAAAACAATCAAGACCAAACTTCACCAACGAATGAAGTTGAAACGGTAACAGCTACTTTATGGGCTGGCACAAATCCAGTTGAAAAGGCAACGGCAACATTGCAAACAGACGGAACAGCATCATTTCAGTTTGAAACTGCTGGCGAATATGTTGTTTCCGTTCGTGGAGGTAATGGCTTAGAAGTATTCACACCATCAGCTTTAACAGTTGGAACAACGCCTTTGAATTACGATTTTACGGTTTCTGCAAGTCAAGCATTTGGAAGCAATCAGGTAGAAGTTGAAAGCGGAGTTTTCGCTTTGTACAGCGGGGATTGTAATGGCGATGGCGAGATTAACATTACCGATTTGAATTTGGTAAACGATGCTATTGACGCTTCTTTGTCAGGTGTTCAAGTTACTGATTTGAATGGTGATGGCGCAGTTGATAATTCTGATTCTACCTATGTAGTGAATAATCAAGGCAAATCAGTTTTGCGCCCTTAAATTAATTAAAACCTTTAGAAGATGAAAAAACAAACCCTTATTAATATAGCTTACAACGTTGCTCATTCACTTATAATCATTCTTATCATGTTTGATGTAGTTGAAATGATTGGGGGTATATAATGCGTTTATAAGTTAATACTTAAAATAATTAGAAAATAATTGCTAAAAAATTAGGAATTCTCAAAATAATTTCGTATCTTTGCAGTATAACTTTAAAATATAAATAATGAATTTACAAGAAATTAAAGAATTTTTAAGAAGTCGTCCAGGATATTTAAAAGAAGGTTCAAAGAGATTAAGAAATATTTTAAGAAATAAAGGGTTTGAAACTACAATTAAAGATTGTAAAACTGCTTTAAGAGAAGTTAATCAAGATATTAAAGATAATGCTTCAAAAATTAAAAATAAAACAGCAAGAGTTTTAATATATGATTTAGAAACTTCTCCTAATATTGGGTGGTTTTGGAGAACTGGTTATAAACAAAATATTCAACCTAATCAAATTATTAAAGAAAGAGCTATTATTTGTGTAAGTTATAAATGGCTTGGAGAAGATCAAGTATATAATTTAAATTGGAATAAAAATCAAGATGATAAATTTTTAATTGAACAATTTGTTGAAGTTTTAAATGAAGCTGATTTAATAGTTGCTCATAATGGAGATAATTTTGATTTAAAATGGTTAAAAACTAGAGCTTTATATCATAGAATACCAATGTTACCTAATTATAAACAATTTGATACATTAAAAGTAGCTAAAGCTAAATTATATTTAAATTCAAATAGATTAGATTACATAAGTAAATTTTTAGGATTTGAAGGTAAAATACAAACAACTCCAGATCTTTGGAATAAAGTAGTTATGTTAAATGACAGAGATGCTTTAGTACCAATGTTAGAATATTGTGACGAAGATGTTAGACAACTTGAAAAAGTTTATAATGAATTACAATATTTAGATAACCCAAGATTTCATGCAGGAGTATTAAACAATGAAGTTAAATATAGTTCACCTATTAGTGGTGGATTTAATTTAGAACTTGTTAAAACAGTTACTACTAATACTGGAACAATTAAAAGAATAATGAAAGATTTAGATAATAATAGATTATTTGAAATGTCAAATACTAATTATTTAAAATATAATTTAACTAAATAAATTAACGAAGTCTCTTAGCTCAAAAAGTTGAGAGACTTTTTTTATATATAATATATGCAATTAAATAAAATTATATATGATATAAGAGAAGCTCTAAAATCATATACAGATGACGATGAATTAGATAATAGATTAATTATACATTTAGTTAATGTTAAAAGAGCAAAATACTTAAGACAGGAGCTAAATAATTATCAGAGAACTACAGATATATCTGTAACACAAACGTTATGTTTAGGTCTAGAACAGGTATCAGCTAATCAATGTAGTATAGATTTACAATGTGATACTATACTAAGAACTAAAAAACCTATACCTCAACCATTAGAATTACATATAAAATCTGCAATTACTAATGTAAAATCTTCTAAAAAATTAGATGTTCCTTTTAATTTTATAACAAAAGAAAAAGCAGCTTTTAGTAAATATTCACCTTTTAATAAAGGCATATTTGCATTTTTGGATAATGATAAATATATTTATTTAGTTAGTGAATTAAATACATTAAATATGATAGAATGTATTACAATAACTGGTGTATTTGAAGATCCAATGGATTTAATGAATTATACTAATTGTTGTAATTGTGATGATGCTTTACCATGTTTTGATGAAGATACCATTAATTATCCATTACAACCACATTATATTGATATAATTAAACAAGAAATTGTAAGTGAATTAGCTAAATTAAATCAAATAAACGAAGATACTCAAAATAACTCAGCTGATGATAAAGAATAAACGAACTGATGGTAAAATAAAATCTCATTATGGTATAAAAGATTATTTTAAATACTTCAAAGAAGTTTATTCAGATATTAATATTGATAGTAATAAATATAGAAATATTATTACAGATTTCAATAATGAATTAATTAATTTAATTATAGAAGATAATTTAGAATATCAATTACCTTTTTTAGGTTCTACATTAAGTATTAAAAAAGATAAAAGAATACCAAAAATTAAAAATGGTAAATTATATAATACCACACCTGTTGATTGGGTTGCTACTAATAAATTATGGGTTGAAGATGAAGAAGCTAGAGAAAAAAAATTATTAGTTAGATATACTAATAATCATAGTATGAAATATGTTTTTAGAATATATTTTAAAAAATACACATATCCTTTTATAAATAAACAATTATATTCTTTTAAATCTAATAGAAAATTTCAAAGATTATTAAGTGCTAGAATAAAAGATGAAGACAAACAAAGATACGATACTTACTTATTATATTAAATATGACAAATTCAAATTATAAATCGCTTGGTACTATATTATGGAAAGTATTACGTAATCCTTTAGCATCTGAAATAACATATGAAGATGCTGCAGAATATGCATTAGAATTTATTAAATTAATAGGTGCACCTGTAATTTATTTAGATAAAACAGCAACTTTAGAATTAACAAATTATAAAGCTGAATTACCATGTGATTTACTATATTTAAATGGTGTAGCTTATTCTAATTTATCACAAGAAGGTTTTTCAGGAGATCCAATTGCAATGAGGGAAGCAAGTAATACATTTCATCAAGATATATCACAACATACAAATGAACAAGATTCAGAGTTTAGTTTGAGAGGTAATCATAGAAGAACTGAATTTACATACACTATTAATAGAGGTATTATATTTACATCAATGAGTAATGGTTATGTTGAATTAGCTTATAAAGCTATAGCTACAGATGAAGAAGGATATCCTTTAATACCAGATAATGAAAAAGTAATGTTAGGACTTGAATATTATATTTTAAGTCGTTATTTAGAGCCTTTATGGATGATGGGTAAAATTACTGATAAAGCTTTTGAATTTATACAACAAAAAAGATATTTTTATACACCATCTGCATTTACTTCATTGCAAATGCCTAGAGTTGATAAAATGGCTACAATTATGAATGGTTTAAATCGATTAATTATAAATACTACAGCGCATAAAAACTTCTTTAAAAAATATGGGGAACAAGAAGTTATAAGAAAATATAGATAATGATAGGAATATACAAGATTACATCTCCTACAAACAAAATTTATGTTGGACAGAGTGTTAATATAGAAAAAAGATTTAATGATTATCTATTAGATAAAACAAAATATAAAAATCAAATAAGATTAGTAAATTCTATAAATAAATATGGTATTAAAAATCATGTATTTGAAATATTAGAAGAATGTAAATTTGAACAATTAAATATTTGTGAAAGAAAATGGCAAGATTTTTATAATGTTATTGGAAAACAAGGTTTAAATTGTAAATTACAAAGTTGTAATGGTAAATCTGGAAAATTATCAGAAGAAACTAAAAATAAAATAAGAAATTCAAATTTTGGTAAAAAAAGAAATAACACAGTAATTCAAAATACTCGATTAACAAGACATAATTCTTTAAAAGTATTATGTACTAAAACAAATAAAATTTGGATTAGTGTTGCGGATTGTTCTAGAAATTTAAATATACCAAAACATATATTATATAAAAGTTTAAATAATAATAATAATAAAACATCACTGATTTATTTAAATACATTTTTGGAAAATGGCAAATAAACAAATAACCCACTCGTTTGAAGGTATGATGCAAGACACTTCTCAAAGTCTCTTTCCTAATAAATTCTATTTTGAAGGAAGAAATATTAGAATTGTAGCTACAGATACTCAATCTACAGGTTCTATTACAAATGAAAAAGGTAACGAATTAATATTAACTTTACCTAATCCTATTATTAATTATACTAATAAAACTATTACTTATGATAATCAAGTATTATCATATGTTAATGATGAAATTAATAATTTATCACCCAATCAAAGTGGTGAACAAATAATTATAGGTCATTCTACCAATAGAAATCATGTAATATTATTTTCAACAGATAATACCAACTCTGCTATAGGTTTTTATAATCCTGCTACCGGCCTATATGAAGGAATAATTAATGACAATCCGATTAGCTTATTGAATTGGCCGAATAATGGCGATCTACTTGGCTTCAATGTAAATAACTATATTAATGGAGAGTCACAACGTAACTACAAAGGAGAATTAGTAATTGCATTTAGCGACAAGACCATTATACCAATGTACCTGAATTGTGATAATCCATCAGTAGCGCAGTTAGATGATATGCGATTATTCCCAATTAACAAACCACCAACAATTACGCTTACTGAGAATCTTGGCGGTACGTTATCTGCAGGTACTTATTATGCAACAATTAGCTATGAAAGAACTGATGGTACTACTACACAGCATTCAGAGTTTTCAGATGGTATTACATTGTCACCAGGAGAGATAGGAATTGCAACTGATAAGGCAATTACAATTACCATAACCAATGCTGATACCAATTACAACTTTGCAAGAGTCTCGATAATATCAAAAGTAGGAGGTAAAATAAAAGCAATTGAATTGAACGATCCGGTACCGGTTGTTAACTCTACGGTGCAAGTATTCTTTAGCGGGGATAACCTTTCTACTGATATTGATATTTCTGAGTTGCTAACTCCCAGCGCCATATACAAGAAAGTAAATGCTATAGGACAATTGAATGATTCATTGTATCTGGGTGGGCTTGAGAAAGAAGATGAAATAATTGATATGCAGCCTTATGCAAATCTTGTTACCCTTAAATGGAAAAGCAGATTAATAAATGGTGTAACGCCACCATTAGAGCATGTAAACGGAACCATAAAGGGATTCATGCATGAAGAGGTATATGCATTCTTTATCCGGTACCGCAAGACAAGAGGTGGGTTTACACCTGCATTTGTACTTGTTGGGCCGGCAGCATTACCAGGCGATCTGATAGCATCTGCAGAATCAGTGGCAGGAGGAGAAGCAACTGTAGTTCCAAGATACAAGGTAGAGGATACTATCCATTCTTTTGCAGGTGTTGAAGGAGAATGTGGTGTATGGATAAACACAGTTGAGACTTATCCAAA